AATAGGTTTAAATTGTTTTATAAAATCTCTAAATGCAAGTCTTGTTCTTAATAAAGGTCCTGTCACGCTGTTTAGTTCTCTTAATACAGGATCAACAACCTTTGTGATGTACAATGCTTCTTTTTCTGAAAATCTATCCTTCTTAACAGACCCAGGCAATTCTTTTAAAAGAACATTGTATTTACCTAATAGTTCTTTTATGTTTTTGTATGGCTCACTTGCGTCAGCAATGCCATCTAGTTCGTTTGTAAAATTCTGTACAACACTAACTGCTGAATTAGATATACCCTCACGCTTAAAGAATTGTTGACCAAAACCTTCATCTTTTTGTATCTGCAAAGCATAGTTTTGTGTCGCTTCAGCAATAGAGATTACCTCTTTTTGCTTCTTTTCTTTTTGCTCTTTTAATAGACTTTTAAAATCTTGCCTGTCTGCCATTTAATTAATCTTTGTTTTTAATTTTAGTTGCTTTGCCATTAACATATATCGCAAACCACCCAGCGCCTGCCCCTACAACAACTGATACAAGCCCAGCCTGTGCATTGTTAGGTGCTTCTAGTGCCATAAACCAAGTTATAACTTCCATAAATGCCCAACCATAGGCAACCATCATAAGTCTTGGTACCATTCTATAATTTGATATTAATTCTGGTATTTCTATTTCTATGAAATGCCACAATTGTTTAACAGCATATTTGAAACCATTCCAACCACTATTTAATAAATTATTAATGTTCCACATATTGTTATCCTCTCCTTGAGCGTTCTTGCTCTCTAATTTTATCGTTCTCTTCCTTGATGTGTTGTATCAACATATCAACGTATATCTCCCTTTCCCACGGTAACATCATCTCTAACTCTGTTAATGAATATTTATGATGGTGCATTAACAAAAAGTTCACCCTATAATAATTTTCAAGGCTTTCGTGTGAAAGGGTAATTAAAAAAAATCAGATGTACCAGTTAAATTCATCTCAAATTCTTTACCTGTTTTAGGGTTCTGATATTTGATATTATGTCTAACTCGTGGCATTGTATCAAAGAAAGTCTGTACTTTAGTAAATTGAGCCTGTGTCATGTTGTTTACAAATTCTTCAAGTTCTTTATCGCTGATGTTGTTTCTGTCGTAAACCTCATCACCTTTGTAGATTGTCTGTATAGAATCTTGTACTAACTTAAATGACAAAGCAGTTGTTGATTCAGGCACGTTTTGAAACGTATTAATAGTAGGGTAATTCATAATAACACCATAACCAGGTTCAAACTCTATTTTGTTTGTGTGGTTTTTTGGCATGTCTACCTCTATCTTATCAATATTAACCTCTTGTTCAACAATTTCTTTTTCATCATCTGGACATTTTATTCTCAATTTAACCGTTTCACCGACTGACTTTGCTCTGACCTTTAAATACAAGTATTCAAAATCATAGATAGGTAATTTTGCAATATCTAAATCAGAAACTATACATGATTGCATGGTGTCTGTCACTGCTTGTCCTATCTCCTTGTCATTCTCACTCTCCATAGCCATCAACATCACCTTTTGCTCTTTTACAAGAAAAGGTCTGTATGTTATAGTTTGACCTGTTGAGGGAAGTTTACAAGTATAATTCGGTACTTCGTTTAATGGTAAAGCCATAATGTTTCACTCCTTTGTTAATTATTTAAAAAAATGGGGGAAATACTTTTCCTCCAAATATTCTTCCTATCGGGAATCTTGTCTTAACTTGTTGTATTACATCTCTTCCCGCTCTTCTTAATTCAGGTGGTAACTTACTTATAAGACCACCAAAGATACCGCCAAACTTAGGATCTTTTATAGTTCCTACGCCATCAATGTCGCCAGACTCTTGTCCCATTTCATGGTCATGTAGAGTAGCACCTGATTTCCAGTATCTGTAATTAAATGTTATTGATTGTTTAGCAAACTGATTAGCAGCACCGTATGATAGTTCTACTGAACCTATCGTTTTAGGATATACCTCTATCATCTCACAATAATATCCTGATAGTGATAATTTTGCTAATGATCCTGCGGCTGCATTTGTAGCAGGAAATTGTGTATTACTAGGCGCAGCTTCATTTCTATTTTCATGTAAAGGATAAATGAATATTCTACCAATATATTCATCATAGAAATTAGCGTTAAATGTTCTTTCGTTTATAATAAGGTTTTGCCATGCTTCAAATATTGTACGTTCTTGTAATTCTGAATCAAGCATGAATTGTAGTGTTATAGGTGCAAACTCTAAACCTCTACCTATTTTTCTTTCTGGCCCATACGTGCCACCTACATCTGCGTCTTGTATTGTACGTTCAGGTAGTTGAGCGTCTGAACAGAAAAAATATAATCTATCTTTAATCGTATTTCTAGTTGACCGTAAGAAGTCAGCATCCATATTGTATTCTGTAAATTCATTTTGTATATCAATGTCATCTCTTACTGCCTGAGGAAATTCTATAGCAACAAAGTATTTTGCTGGTCTGTACAAACCTTCAGCACCTGCAACCATACTTCTAAATCTGTTTACACTAGTTTGAGGATTTGCTTTTTGTGCCAATCTCTCTCTTGCTTTTTTAGGATCAAAACCTTTATCTCTAGGCAGACCTATTCTAATATCAAATGGTCCTGGTATTGGTAATCGTTGTCTAATTATTGCCATTAGATAAATCTCCTACTATCTGCATATACTTTACTCTCTGAAGCTTTCTTAAATCTTTGCACTGGTAAGAATATTGCTGTTGCAGCTTCGTCTGCATTTATTCTTAAAAAACCTGTCTGAGTGTATGAGTACAAATACTTTTTGATTGTAGGTTTAACTATGCCTAAGTTCTTTACATCTGAATAGGTTACATCAAACTTTGTATCTTTATCAAAATTCTTATCTGTTGCTTTCGCTTGCATACGCTCTAATAATCTCATTCTTAATAATGGTGGCAAGTAATGAAAATTCATACCTACAAACCCACCTGATATTGCTTCTAAAGGTAATACTAGTGGGAATACATCATAGTATGGTAGTGTCTTTCTCATTTTAGGATTATACCCAAATAGATTTAGTCTACCTACACTAGGTCGTCTTGTTAGTTTACCTTGTCTAAACAATTCTCTAGCAGTAGTACCACTTGCTATTCTACTAACTTGACCTCTGTACCAGTTATTAGAACGGTCAGTATCTCCTGCCTTCATTTTTATCGTGTCAAATACACTTGCCATACTACTATTTATGATGATTTAAAAGGTCTTTAGATGATCTTCGGTGAGTATTTTAAACGTCATATTATGCTTTTTACAGAAAGCAAATGCTGTTGACCATTTACGTCTGTTTGTTTCATATGTTAATAATGACTTCTTAAAATACGCTGATTTAATCTTACCTGGTTGTGGTTTTCTAGTCTGATATTTTGGTTTAATTTCTACTATAAACTTTTTGTATGTGCCGTTAGGTTGTCTGATCTTCATGTAGAAGTCAGGAAAATATCTATGTGGTTTGTTATCAACGCCTCTGTAAGGTATAAAAAGTTCTTCACTACCCCATTCTACAATCTGTCTGGTCTTATCACAATAGACCATAAATCGTTTCTCCCAACTAGACCTGTAGGTTATGTTCTTTACGTTGCCTTTGTATTTCTGTGGATTAAGTGGCTTGAATAAGCCTTTGTATGCTCGTCTATCTATGTTAGGTAATTTTTTAAACTTCATTGTGATGTGGGTAGCCCGAAGGCTACCCATTTGAGAAAGTGAGAGAGATAGATATTAGGAATTGTCTTCAGCTAATTTACTAAAATACGACAGATCATCTCCATCGTTAGACGTTTCCTCTTTCTCTACGGCACCGTTAGAAGACTTTGGTATGTCATTGCTGACAGGTGGGAGGTCAATGTCTTCTACGGACTCCGTACTTCTTGTTCCAGTAAGAACCTTATTCAGTTTCTCTTTGAGTTCATCATAAGATTTAAAATTACTTGGATCAACGAAGGCCTTTAGAGCATATTGAGATTTCCAGATTTGGTCAATCTCATCATCAGTAGGTTTCAATCTACTAACTGGCTCAAATTCAGATTTGTCATAGTTCCAATAACCATCTACTTTTCTAATTTTTAATTTAAAGTTAGCACCTTCCCAAAAATCAAATGGGTTTACTGCCTTCTCATCTTCAAAGTGAGGGTTCATCGCTTCTGATAACTTGTCAAATATTTTCTTACCATATTTGAATAAGAATATTTTGCCTTCGTTTTCAGGATGTTTAGGATCGCTGACAACATAGATGTTAGAATAGTAAGATAATTTTCTTTTTCTTTTTCTAGCAATCTCTTTGTCTGCTTCTACGCCTGTATTCCACAATCTAGTGTTTTCTTCACTAACAGGATCTTTTTTATTTAAGGTTGTTAAAGAGTTTTCAATATACCATTGACCACCTGGTCCTTGAAACGCATGATTCCAAACTCTCTGCCATGGCATATCTTCGCCTTCTACAGCAGGTAAGAATCTTAATACTGCATAACCATTGCCTGATTTATCAAGTTCTGGTTTCCATAACCTATCGTCTTGGTATGATTTTTTCTTATCTGGTTGTTCTATTGATTTCTCTAATTGTTTTGTTAAGATGTCAAAATTAGACTTTGACTTTTTTAGATTTTCTAATGCACTTGTCATTTGTATGTATCCTTTGTATGTATTGTTGTATGTATTAATTTAAATATTATAGTATTATTTATGCTTCTTTTTCCACTCATTATAACCTTTTACCCAATCTTTTGGATTAGGACACTTTTTGTTTTTGATTTTCTCTTTCAAAAACTCACATGTGGATTGTATTCTATCTAATACCTCATATATTATTTTATCAAACATAGTCTCATTATATCACCATTTACTCATCTTGTCAAGCAGTTGAGCCTGTGTCATATATGATATAACACCCTTATCTGCCCACGTTGCCCATTCTTTCATAGGTTGATTAGTAGGTAAATCGTTGTTTTCCTTGTTTACTTTGTAAAACTTGATATTCTGATTCCATGCAAATAAGTCATACCATTGCCCTACCCAATTTACATGAGGTGTGGGACCATTTTCTTTTGCAACATAATGTTTCGTACCTGCAAATAGATTATTAATTTTATCATCATCTGACACTAAGTCGTGTCCTATTAAATATACTTCAGTAGGTTTTTCTTCCTTACAAGCAATGAACCCAGCAGAAGCACCACATGCCCAACCATGGTCTTTGTATTCTGTCCAACACTCTCTAATATCTTTTGAGTAATCAGGTTCTTTAATCCATGAGACGTATAATGAGCTGTGATTAATCTTCTTCTTAATTATCTCTCTATCGCCTCTAGGTGTTTCTTTCTTTGCGTTCTTTAATATATTAACTTGACCTGCTAGATTAGCACCGTGCATAACAAACTCCTGTGACGTGCCTCTTTCATTCTCTGTTATAACATCATAATCTTTTAGTTCTTCAAGTTCTTGTTTGCCTAGCATACCTTGTACTAAAGACTCATACATTGGTGCAGGTACTTTAGTCCAGTTTCTAAACCAACAAGGTATCTTATTTGCTATGCCGTTGTGATATATTTCGTGTATTACACCATTGTCAACTGCTGTTAATACATCTATTTTGTCTAATTCATCTCTCCATATGGCATTACAACCGTACACTTTACCATACTTCTTTAATGGTGTCAAGTCAAAATCTTTTCTACTCTTACCATTACCTATTAAAAATACTTTGTTTGTCATAATCTTACCTGCTCTCGGCCACCTTTCCTCTGCTGTAGGAAATCTATCCATAATAATAATTTAATATGCCCATAGAATAGATAGCAAGTGATACAGCATTTAAAACAATTAAAGACCTGTCATGCCATAACATACCTACTACTAACCAACCTATAAAACCTATGTTAGCAATCCACATATTTATTGGGAACATATCAACTGCTGTAAACATCATGGCAATTATTAATGTTATACTACTTGCCCATTTAATATACCATGATAAATCACCTCTTGGTGTAACCTTTTTATAAACTCTGCTTGAGTTTAATTTTGCTATCTTATCATCTAATTTTTCTCTTATAGGTTCAATCGTCATCTTTTCTTCTTTTTTGTTATATGTTGATAGTCTAAGTATTGAGAACACCACTCATAAAAACTATCATTATTAGCAGGCCAACATTTAGCAAAGACTTTATCTTTTCTATGTTCTTTATATTCTGCTCTTACTTCTTCCTCTGTCAATTTCTTTTCTTCACTCACACAAATACCTCTTTCATAATAAACTTACATTTAGTCAAGTTAACCCTAACAAAAGGACTTAACTTGGCAATCTTAAATGACTTCTCAGGCCATATAATAGTCTCTTTAATTTCTTTATCCCAACGATTAACAAACGACAAGATTTTGTCAAAAATGATGACCGATTGAATTGAGACTTTCCCCGACAATAATAATCGTAGCATTCTAGGATGTTGTCCATCAACCACGCTGAAGACATCATCAAAACGAATATTATTATTGCTGATGACATTAGCAATAACATTGCAATCGCTTCTAAAATTGTACGACAAAGATTCATTATACTTTTTCCACTTATTGTAAATTGTGTCTCCATCTGCCCTTACTAAATCTCCTACCCATACTTTTGGTTTATTAGCAAAATTACTTACATAGTAATCTATTAAGTTATTACCATATTTAGTTGCTAGTTTATGAAAGAAAAATCTATCATTACGTTTTAAAAAAGCATTTAAACTACTATTTACCTTGGCATTGTGTTTAAAATAATCATAATTAGGGGTAGTAAAATGCAACTTGATAGCAAGATATAATGTATATGCTTCATAACTTGTCATAACGGAAGAGTTGCTGTACTTGACTTCTCTATCAAGTTTAACTTCTCTGCTTCTAATTGTAATTTTTCTTTTAGTGATTTATTAATTAAAGGTCCTACGCTTGCTGTGTCTATATCATTTTCTTCACAAAATTTTAAGACAGCATCCATATATGGTATTTTTTTCTCTCTTACCATTGCTTCTATGGTCATAGCAAACTTTTTACTATTCATTAACATTATAGTTTTCTAACTATGTGTTTTCTTAATGCTCTTGTTAGTTCTTCAATTTTATCTATTATTGAAATTAAACTTGGGTCTGTTATATACTGACCTTGTTCTTTTAGTTTGTCATATTCTCTTAATGGGATAGTGACCATTGATTGCTCATTCTCATAAGTCATATCGTGGTCATGCGTATCTCTGTCAATATTTTCACTCATAATTACCTCACTTTATTAATATATTATATCAGATTGTACTATAATGTCAAGCCTGGTTTTACTAAATTAGGATTTACTTGTACGTCATATGTTCTAAACAATACACATACATCGGCACTAGTTTGAGTTTCTGCAACTGCAGCCATTTGATTTTCAGCTATATACATAGTGATAGCATATACAACTCTACCATCTGCTTGACCATTTTCTTTACCAAAACTTACACTTACAGGAACAAATTTATGTTTCATAAGCCATCTAGTTACCTCAGCCCTTGGCGCACAAACCGTTGGCATTTGTGACCAGTAGAAATCAAATGTTTCTGTTTCAGGTACCTTATCGTTTTGCAAATGATTCTCAGCTGTGGCTGAAATGCTTAAGAATAAAGTAATTAGAAATGTTAACAGGAATTTTTGCATAAAACTATTTATGCAATTTGACTCAAATTTTCTTTATGTCTTTCCAAAAACTCTTGCGTGTGTTTGTAGAATAGCTCTTGGTGTTCTTTGATTTTGTCTTCGGTGTGTAACCACTCTTGTACTTCACCACTTTCACACGTTGCAAGTACAACGGTCTGTTCAATCTTCTTGTCAGGATACATTTCTTCAAACATCTTAGCGTATGCTGAGCATTGTAAGAAGTTACCATAATTGTATTCTGCGTCACGTCTTTTAGTAGAGGTCTTAAAATCTATGATAGATAGTTTACCTTTATACTCTGCGACACAATCCACCTGACCTGCAACACCTATCTCTTTTGAATATAGGTATTCTTCTAAGCAATTAATATTTTCAATTCGTGCTAAATATGGTTTGATTAGTCTGAATAGACCTAGGGCAACTACATTGGTTACACCTACGTTCTTGTCATCTTCGTTGTTAAGATGATTCTCAATTAATTTGTGGGTTGATTTACCTCTGTTTGTTGAGGTCACAGAGATGTAGTTAGCCATTTGTTCGCCAACTGCTTTACGCCATCCCAATATCTTTGCTTTTCTTTCTGGTATGTCACCAAGAATAGAAGTCACGGAAGGCATATTAACACCATCTATGGTATAGTATCTAATACCACTCTGGTTTTTACCTTTCACGCCTAGACTTTTAGGCAAAACAGATTCATTTAATTTTACATGTTTAAACATAATATACCTTCCTTATTATATAGCTCATTCTAACACAATAATAGGCATGTGTCAAGCTTTTAATTACTAGGATGACCTTCAATTCATTAATGAATCGTTGACATCTTCAGTAGTAGGGCCTTTTTCGGCACTATATTCTTTTTGATATGATGTTCGACCATCTGATCCTTTAATTGCTCTCAAATATTCTTTTCTATTTGAGTCTGCACTTTTAAAAGAACAATGGACCCAGCCGCTGTTAGGCTCTTCTGGTTTCCAGTACTCTAATATCAGTTGGTCAAAATCTAAATTGTCAGCAATATAATCTGCTAGTTCCTTATTTGACACGCCATAGATTTCAAAGTCCGCAGCCTGGCCCGAAGCGTGTTGTGAATTAACACTTGAACCTATTGCTACGCATAACTCTGGGCTTCTAAAGCCAGATGATACAGAAACAACTTTACCGTAGTGGTCTCTAATCGGTTGTAATACTTCATTACATAACCTTTGTAGATTTTCAATATTATCCTCGTTAGGATTATTATTGATACCCTTACGTTCAGCCGTTTGACTCTTTATCAGCTCAGCCAGCGTGAAGTTTTGACTTAATCGCATTTAGTTTATCCTTTGCATTTAGTTTTATTTTCTTCAAGGTCTTCATATCAAACCATAATTTACTTGATCTATCTGTTGTTCTTTTAGACTCAATTTCATTTACTGCTCTTTTTAGTTCCTTATGATGAGCTTTCGCTTCTAACATAAATTACCCCCTTGTAAGTTTTAACAATTTGTCCATCTGAGCCTTAATGATTGGTCCTCTGTTAGGCCAATGTATGTAAGGTTCATTAGACTTTGAAAGATTATATAAAAATGGTAACATAATCTTTTCAATCTCTTTAAATCTTTTTATTGTATCAGCGTCCTGTATCTCTTTGCTCACACTTTCCCGTTCAGATACAATTTGCATAACTTCGCTCATCATTGTTTTTATTGATGACACATCGCTTTTTACTTTTGATATTTCTAGGTTAGTTGTATTTAAATCTTCTTTGCCGACAGATGGTTTAGCACTCTCTTCGGCAGGTTTTGTTGATACAGGAGTAAAACCATAATCTGTATTCGTATCAAACTCACGCATAAAATCTGGCATATCACTCATTGTTTTTCTCCTTTGTATATTGGGTTTTGATTACTTGATTCATTACGGTTGTGAAAGGGTTTAGATTATAGTCCTTCATTGCACAACCAGTTAATAGTAGTCCTGCAAATAAAAAGGGCAGGACCTGACAGCAGGTTTTCCCTGCCCTTTCAAACAATGAGCGGATTGACTTACTCGACTCTGGTTTACGACCGTTGCGTTTCAGTTGCTCGCTCTGCTCTACTTTATTATTTAGATTTTGCAAGTCGTTTAGCGACATGTTTTTTTATTACCCTCTCTGTTTGTACCTCTTTAATAGTACGTTTTCTGTGTTCTTTTGCAAGAGCACTTCTTGGATGTGCCTCTGCAACTTTATTTAATACTTCTTTAAACCCTTGGTCATTCTTATGTGTTATACCTTGTATACCACCAACAATATTAACCGTGTGTATCTTTTGTTTAATATGTTTATTCTTTTTAAGATAACTTTCCATCTCTGATATTGACATCATTTCGTCATAAACTTTACCAGTTTTTTTATTTTCAAATGTATAAAAGGGCATTTATTTTAGGGTTAGATGATAGCACAATTGACTTGTAGATTCTAGCATATCTTCTAGTATGCTTTCTAAATCAATTTGACCATGTACTTTTTTATATGCTTCATTTATTCTATCTGAGGTTTTACAAACCTCGGAACACACATCAGCATTGTCAGCATAGTTTCTAATACCTGGTCTCAACTCAGCACTAAAGGATATTCTTTCGTGTGTTTTACCTTGATAAGTTTCTACGAACCTGTCATTTAATTCGTTAAACTTCGTGTAAAACTCTCCTAATGCTTCGTGTTCAGCATATGACTTAGTACCCCAATGATATGCTTGAATATCATTAAGGAAATTCATATTCTTTTGTATAAAGTCTATCATATTATTATTTATAACTTGCATAAACAACAAAAAGTAAGCATAAAACAAACCCAACAATCAATACATGATTGCCTAGATTTAATAAACTACTTCCTACCGTTTCTGGATTTTTTGGATCTATTATTTTTTTCATTCAATATTCTACCATAATTAGGCCACCCAAACTTTTCGTGTGACTCGCCTACATAACGCCATCTTATAACGCCTGTATTAGGATTTCTTTCAAATATCTTTTCTTTGTTCATGTTCATTTGCCCTCTTAAAACTTCCTTTACCTTTTTTAGGTTGTACTACTCTTGGTTTATATTTTGGTGTTCTTACATCCTTTGCTATAGGATTTGTTTTAAAAACTATTCTATGTTTTATACCCATTTTACTTATCTAGTATACCTTGTATATCTGTTTCAGGCATTAAAAAATAATCTATGTTATCAACTTTTATTTCTTTACCTGCAAAGGCAGCAAACTTAACCTCGTCACCTACTTTAACTACCATAGGCAATCTTTCACCTGTTGTCATACTTTTTCTACCATCACCTACAGCAACAACCGTGCCTTGTTGTGGTCTTTCTCGGTTGGTCATAATTATACCACCCTTAGTTTTTTCTTCATCTTT